TTTGTTTACAACAATTAATTTTACATATTGGTCTTTGTACTGCTCAACGTCATGTTTAGTATAATCCTCTTGGGTATCATCATAGTATACCTTTCTAAACAATGTATACGGATTGACTATGCGTTCTAGCTCTCTCGTACTTGTATCAAAAATATGAAATCCCTTTGGGTCTTGAAAATCATTCCAGTAAATCTCATAGGGCGTGCCTAGATAATAGATTTGGCCATCATCAGACTTGTGGTGGAAATGTCCACTAAACACAGTATCAAATCTTCTAAACAACTGTTTATCCCAACCACCCTCAGCAAACTGACCAATATGCATTTCAAATCCATTGATTTCTAAATGACCAAACAAAATATCTGATTTCGCAGTATTTAAAACATTTATAGACTCATCATAGTTATTCGCATTAATCCAAGGCATAAACACAATATCAGTTCCATCAAAATTTACAATCTCTGGGCCAGTGTATATTTTAAATCTGTCTTTACCAACCAACTCTTCCATTGAATTAACTTCATTGGTGTTCTTATAATAGGTGTCGTGATTGCCAATAATAATGTGTAAATCAATACCCAACTCTTTAAATTTATTAATAAACCTTTTACGAAAGTCATTTGCAATTCGGAAACTTATAAACTTACGTCTATCAACAACATCGCCCATATGGACACAAGTTGTTATTCCTCGTTCTTTTAAGGTAGGAAAGAAAATGTTTTCATAAAATTTATAAAAATATTCATTAAAATTAAGATTGTCATTACGAGCACCAAAGTGGGTGTCTGTTATAATAGCAAGTTTCAAATTAATCAGTTCCCCTTACTGCATCATGTTCGTCTTCGTCTTCTTCTTTTTCTTTTTCCATGAAATTTTCAAGACCCTTGGTCTTTGCAGAAGTTTTCTTTTTTGGCTTGTATACATCTTCATCTGGTAACATTATATTTGGGTCAAATCCTTGCACAACATATTTGTTAGTGTCGCCTTCATTAACTACCCAAGATTCATAACTAACACTCTCAATCATTTTGTTTCTAACATGTGTTTGTTTTTTCTCTTTTGCAATCCTACGCAGAAAAGCATAGTAAATAATTTGAGTAAAATATGCAAAGGGGTTCTTTGATTTTTCTGGGTCAAAATTGCCACAGTACTGTAAACAGTTTTCAATACCATCAGCAATCATTTCATCTCTGTAAGTATAGTTTATAAAATTTGGTCTATAAGATAGATGAGTTGCAATCTTTAAAAAACATTCGCCGATATAGTTAGTTACTTGTGGTCTAACCCTATCTTCTTTTTCTAAATCTTTTTGTTTTTCTTCTGCTAGTTTGCATTCAGTTTTCCATTCGATCATGGCTTGTAGGAAAACTTTATTTTCTACATAATGTTCACCCTTTGCCTTTTTAACTTTTGCCATCTCAACTCCTTTTTTTGACTTAGAAGCATACTATACTACATAGCTATAACAAAGTCAAGTAACTAATAAAAATAAAAAGAGACTTGACTTCGCTAAAATAAATGTGTTACATTAGCTATGTTGGTTGGTTAATGATATTTAGATTTATCTTTATTAACTAAACCTTTAAGTACTTCATCATAGTCTTCTTCAAACATTTCTTCATCTGATGGGCCCTCATCAGTTGCAACAAAGTCATTAAATTCACTAGACAACTGAAAATTATTCCTTCGTTCAATAATATTTTTATAATAAGCAGTCAATCCTATTGAAGCATCTGTTATAACAATTACATGAGTCTCCTTAATCTCAAAATATTTATTTTCTGTAAATGGAGATATCCATGCGCTAAGTTGCAAAGCTTCTATTGGCCCATGAGAAGTAATGTCTTGCACTACTTCCATTCTCAATGGAGTTTTGATTATATATGTTTCATCAATGTGTTCCACAGTTTCACAAATAATATTGTCACCGTTTGTTAATTTAACGACCTTATAATTTGTATTCATAATTACCCTTCTTTCTTAAACATTGTTATATATTTATGCGCCTACAAATTTACCTTGCTGATTTGATAATCAAACTGCTGTTCATTGTATATGCCTATTCTTTCAGAAAAATGATTTAATGTAAAATTACGTTTATTATTATGAGATACATCGTCTGCAATATCAAATATTAAAACGGAAACTTTAGTGTCGGTTTTACGCAATCCACGGCCAAGGCTCTGGAGCACTCTAATCCTACTTTTGCTTGGGGAGCTGAACACGATGTTATTAATGTTCCTAATATTAATACCAGTGCTAAACGTCCCATAACTCGCAAGTATAATTGATTTCTTTTCATTTTCTACAACTCCTCTTATGTTTTCTCTTTCTGATGTGGCTGTTCCGCCATAAACAAAAAAAGTTTTTCTATCGTTTATTGTTTCTTGAACTTGGTCATATAAAGGTTTACCATGTTTTTCAACTAATTGAAATAAACAAAGGGTGTTGCCGTCTAAATGTTGTAGAAGATTGACTATAAAATTATTTCGTTTCTCATTTGTAGCCAAATATTCTAGTTCTTCTGCGTATGTCATCCTTTCACGAATATTTTTATGTTTTAACACGATACACTTAACAGTTAAATCTGCAAGTGTTTTCTTGTCTATTAACTCCTTAGTCGTTACCACAGTTTCAGCAGTACCAAATAGACCTTCTAGTACTAAACGATGTGTTAGCGTGCCGTCTAGCGTCCCTGTAAGGCCAAATCTATACTTACATTGGTGTAACTTAGTCATAATCCCTGTCAGCGATTTAGACTTAAACATATGTGCTTCATCACCAATAACACAACCAAAATCTTCAAAATATTTTTTTGGCATCTTGTAGATAGATTGCCATGTAGATATGACCACACCCTTAGTTACTTTTTTATCATGACCCTGATATATCTTTTGACAGTATGTACCAGAGCTCCAACCGTAATCTTCGAAGTCAGTATACATTTGTTCTACTAGTGAAGTGGTTGGAACTAATATTAAAGTTCGAACTCCCATCATTTTGTAATAACGAACTAACGAATATATTATTAACGACTTACCAGAAGCAGTGGGAGAGAGCAACAAAGCACGATGTCTGCTAACAGCGTGGTGTACGGCATCAATCTGATAATCACGAACTGTAAGGGATTTACCATTTGACTTTGGTTTAAGGGATTTAACGAATCCTGAGACAACTGCTCGTTCAATATTTCTTTCATCTTCTACTCCATTTTCTAATATATATTCAATTTCATTTCTTGAACAATAATTTTTAATGTAAGATAACAACCCAACATAAATTTGCCCTGTAGCTGGTGAAAATAATCGTATCTTTCCGTCCCACATACGATTACGATACATTGGCATAAACTTAAAGCCAGGCACTTCAAACGTAAAGAACTCTGTTAGTTCTTGTTTTGTTGATGGGTCTAGGTCATCTAGAACTAAATATACTTCGTTCTTTTTAGATATACGCATTTTGCAGAGTACCTTGTTCACCATAGTTGCCCCTCAATAGTATATTCCATGAGACACTTATACGTTGTTCTTTAGTGGGAGGCACCCAATGTTGCAACCATGATGGAAAAATTAATCCTGTCCCCTCAATAGAATCAAAATTAATCATACTAGTGTTATAACGGTTTGGTACACCTCTTGGTTGTAATACACTTGCAGACGGCCGTGGGTCAAAAAAGCATATTGGTGCAGACTTATCTGATTTTAAATAATACACACCAGACAAAAGATTATTCGAATGTGTGTGTGGCGCGTGAGCTTCCCCACTTTGCATGTTGTTTGCCCACATATTTGTTATTTCTACTTTATCATAAGAGTATTCTAATTTTTTTAAAACCTCAGTTGTTGATTCAACTATACCATTAACTAAAGGATCAAAGTCTGGCAAAAGAAACAATTGGTCTACTTGCTGAGCGGTTTGCTGATGCAGTTTGTGTTCTGGTGAAAAAGTTAAATTATTTATCATAGGCTCATGATTTATTTTTAATGCAAAAGAATGGATCAGTGTTGGAAAACACTCAAAGGGTTTTACATCAACCATGTTATAATACTCCATCTTGTTCCACTAGTAACGGTTTTTGCTTCATGAGGAAACATAAAGTTAGATGGAAATATAATTGCAGAACCCTTGACTGGGCAAAACTTTTTATCTGCTACATAAAACTCCCCGCCTTCATAATCATCATTAAGATATAGTAGTGCAGACACTTGAGGATAACCATACTGTTGCCCGTGACTGTGATGAATATTATCTACATGTTTAGACATAAATCCACCCTTGTCATATTTGTTAATACGAAAGTCTGTGGTGTGTCCTACGGCAAAAAGAGGAAAGTCGGATTTGTATTTTACTATCACTTTTTCGTAACAAGATTTAACCGCAGTATAAAATAGGCTATCTTTTTTTATCCAAGAGTCTGACATTTGAACACG